CGCCGGCGCTTTCGCCACCACGACCGCGCTCCGAGGCCTGCCCGCGAAGGCGCGCCAGGACGGCATGGTCGCGCTTGTGACCGCGGGCATGGAGCTGTACGCATTCGACGCCGACGGCACGTCTCCCTCGGGCCTCGTGCCCACGGCGGGCTCGGGTCGCTGGATGCCGGTCGGCGGTGGTGGCGGCGCTTCGTCGGACTCGACGAGCCCGCTGCACCTGGTGCGCGCGGCTTCGACCGGCGCACTGGCCGCGGCGACGTACACCTCGGGCACGCTGACCGCCGACGCGAACGGCGCGCTCAACCCCGTGGACGGCGTGACCCTCGCGGTGGGTGACCGGTTCTTCTACAAGGACCACGGCACCGCGACTCGGCGCGGCATCTACGTCATCACGAGCATCGGCGGCGCCGGCTCCAAGTGGGCCATGACCCGCGCCGCCGACTTCGACGAGTCCGCGGACCTGTCGAGTGGCGCGCTCATCGCTGTCAGCGAAGGTACGGCCAACGCCGACCAGATCTGGATGCTCTCGGTCAACGAGGCCATCACGCTCGACACGACCGGGCTGACGTTCACCAAGCTCCCGAGCCTGGCGGACCTGGCGAGCACGGCGAACGGTCTCGGCGCCTCGCTGATCGGCGTCGAGGACGCGGGCGGCATCTTTGCCGGCGCCGACACCGTCGAGAGCGCGCTGGCCGAGGTCAAGACCCTGGCCGACGCGACGGCCGCGGCCGGGCAGCTCAAGGCGAGCAAGACGGTCTTGTTCTCGGACCTCACGGACGCCGACCAGCAGCAGGACATCGCCTTCGACGCGGCCCTGCCCGCGGGAGCGGTCATCGTCGGCTATGGCGCGAACGTCACCGCTGTTTTCGACAACGTGGGCGACACGGCCTCCGTGACCTTCGACCTCGGGACCTCAGCTGGAGCGGCGGACCTCGTGGACGGCGGCTCCCTGAACAGCGTGGCCAAGGTCGCGACTCCGGTGCCTGCGGCAGGCCCCAAGGCGGGGCAGCTCGTGGGCGCCGTGACGCCGTCGATTCGCTTCGACGCCGACGTCAACCTGAACACCCTGACGAAGGGCTCGGCGACGTTCTACGTGCTCTACACCCTGGCGTTCTGAGCCGAGGCCTGATCGATGCGCCTCTCTGACCTGAGCTCGTCGCCGAAGACGATCACCAAGGCCGCGGCCGACGGCGGGCTCTGGGACACGGACGCGCTCAAGACGAGCGTGGCGACCGACAACGCCGCGGCGCACACGTACTCGGGCGCGGCGCTGAACGGCGCTGCGGCGAACCCGGGCCCGGCGGTCCTGGACCAGCCGCGGTTCTTCTCGATCTCGACCACGGTCGACGCGGCGACCTACAACACGACCGACCCGATCATCGTCACCGGCACCTACGACGGGCAGGTGGTCACCGAAGAGCTGACTCTCACCCAGGCGGGCGGCAATGAGTACCTGGTCGGCGACCAGCCCTTCGACACGATCACGAGCATCTACGTCCCGATCCAGCTCACGGCCAACGGCGCCTTCACCTTCGGGCTCGACGGCTACGCAGCCGGCAAGCTGAACGGGCAGCAGCAGTTCTTCCGCCAGATCCGGGCGAACGCTGCCGGCAACGTCAAGCTCGGGTTCCGCGACGGCACCACCGACATCCGTCCGTGCCAGGCCTACGAGCACGACCCGGTGGCGCCGATTCGCGTCTACGGCTCCCCGTCGACGAACGTCGAAGTGACCATCTACACCTGAGGCACACCCATGGCACGCACGGCCAAGCGGGCGGCTGCGCGCACTCGGGGACCGAAGGCGGCGCGGCGCGAGAGCAGGCGCACGCCGAGCTCGAGCACGAAGGCGAAGCGCAAGCCGGATCCGGCGCCGCTCGTCGGGGATCTTCCGCTCTTCTTCCAGTTCCAGCGCATCGGCGGCAACCTCACGCCCGGAGTCGTCTCGACGATCCTGGCGGAGGCCGACATCGGCAGCCCGCAGCGGCTCGTCGACCTGTACCACGAGCTCCGGCAGAAGCCGGGCCCCCTGCACCAGGCCATGCAGACCCGCGAGCTGGCTCTCGCCGGTCTCGACTGGGCGTGCGAGCCGCCAGACGAGCTACCCGGGGGGAAGCGCAAGCGGAACAAGGCCGCCAAGATCGCCGAGGACTGCGCAAAGATGGTGCGCGCCCTCGAGAACCTCCCCGAGCTCTGGGCGCATCTGGTCGGCGAGGGCACGGCCTTTGGCCACGCACACTCCCAGATCATGTGGGAGCGGGAAGGCACTCGGCTCTACCCGGCGCGGTTCAAAAACGTCGCGAGCCGGCGGTTCATCTTCCGCATCGAGGACGGGGCGCTCCTGTTCAGCGACGCCGGCTACGGTGCCGGGGCCGCAAACGACGGCGTGGACCTCTGCGAGGAGTACCCGGCGAAGTTCATCCAGTACCGCCCCCGCGTGAACGGCGATGTGCCCGTCCGCGAAGGCCTGGCGCGCCTGCTCGTGTGGGCCGGCCTGTTCGGCAACTGGACGCTGAAGGACTGGCTCCTACTCGGCGAGATCGCGTGGAAGCCCTGGGTCCAGGCCACCTACCAGAAGGGCGCGGGGCCCGAGGACATCGCGGCGCTCGAGACCGCGCTGCAGCGCATGTCGAGCACGGGCCGCTCAATGCTGCCCGAGACGACGAAGCTGATCGTCGAGTGGCCGAAGTCGAGCGGCACGACCAGCACTAGCGCACACCGCGAGCTCTGGGAGACGCTGGTCGCCGAGGTCACCAAGGCCATCCTCGGCCAGACCCTCACGAGCGACCAGGGCCAGCGCGGCTCGCAGTCACTCGGCAAGGTCCACAACGAGATCCGCAAGGACATCCTCGAGGCCGACGCCAAGGGCATCGCACGCGCCTTCACCGAGTACGTGCTCCGGCCCTACGTCGAAGCGAACTGGGGCGGCGGCGCTCCGGTGCCCGTGTTCCGCTTCCTGACCGAGGACACGCAGGACATCGTCCAGCTGAGCGAAGCGCTGAAGAACCTCGTGGACGCGGGCGCCAAGTCGATCCCAGAAAGCTGGGTCCGCGACGAGTTCGGGATCCCAGAGCCGCAAGGCGACGAGCCTTGCCTCGGCGCTCTCCCCAAGCCCGACCCCGATGGCAACGAGCCAAAACCCGGCACGCCGAAGCCCAGCGCTCCCGCTGAAGAGCCGGAGCCGGACGAAGAGCCCGACGCCGAAGAACCCGCCGAGGCCGCGTAAGCACGCGCCTGGCTACACCGATCGCGAAGCCTTGCCCCGCGGCATCAGGACACGATGAAGCTCCAGGACCTCGAGCTGAGCGAGCGCGACGCCGCCGGCCTGTTCCGCTTGCTCGGCAAGATGGGGGCAGGGCTCGACGCCTCGCGCGAAAACTCGGACCTGATCCGGCGCACGTTCGGCGTGACGACTCGGGCCGACAGCCTCGACGAGAAGGCGCGCAGCGTTGAGGTCGTGGCCAGCACGGCCGCGCTCGACAGCTATGACGAGATCGTCGAGCAGGACTGGGACCTGAGCCGCTACCGCGCCAATCCTGTCGTGCTCTGGGCCCACAACTCGGTGGGGCTCTGTGGCCCCGCCGAAGACGCCCTGCCGATCGGCTTTGCCTCGGACGTGCGCGTCGAGGGACGCAGCCTCATGGCGCGCCTGCACTTCGTGACCGAGGACGCGGCGCCCATGGCTGAGAAGGTCTGGCAGGGCTTCAAGCAAGGCAGCATCCGGGCCGTCAGCGTCGGCTTCCGCTCGCACAAGCCCGTGAAGGAGACGCAGCCAGACGGCTCTGAGCTCGTGCGTCTCACCGAGAACGAGCTCTTCGAAATCAGCGCGTGCCCAATCCCCGCGAACCCCGAAGCGGTGGCGCGCAGCGCAGAACGCAACCGAGCGCAGGCCCTTCGGCTCGCCGCGACGACCCAGGACAAGGGAACCAAGACCATGGACGCAGAAAAGAAGATCGCCGAGCTGACCGCCGAAAACGAGGCCCTGAAGGCCGCCAGCAGCACGGCCGCCGAGGCCCTGACCGAGAGCAAGGCCGCAACCGAGAAGGCGCTGGCCGAGAAGGTCGAAGCCGAGACCCGCGCCCAGGCCGCCGAGGGCCGAGCCGAGAAGGCCGAGGCTCAGCTGAACCAGCTCGAGGTCGAGAAGCTGGTCGGCAAGAAGCTCCTGCCGGTCGAGGTGCCGGAGTTCGTCGAGCTCCGGGCCACGAACCGGAAGCTCTTCGACTCGATGATCGAGAAGCGGGCGGACCTGCCGCACGGCAAGGACGTCATCCCGCCCGATCCGGAGCCGAAGAACCAGGCGACGGCGCCGGGCGGATCCGCCGACCTCGCCGAGCTCGCGAGCAAGGACCCCGCGGGAGCCGGCGCCGACCCCACCGACCTCGGCGCGCATGCGCTGGGGGCCACCCACTGAGCCCGGCCTGACCCCGGGAAGCCGAACGAACAAGGACCCAGAACCATGGCCGAACGAGCACTCCAGAAGTACAGCGCCGACGACGTCGACACCATCGTGGTCGCGTCCGCCAAGACCGTCACCAAGGGCAAGCCGATCAAGCACAGCGGCGCCGATCACGAGGCGGAGAACGCCGCAGCGATCACCGATCTGGCCATCGGCATCGCGCTCGAGTCCGGCACCGCGGGTCAGACCGTGCGCTACGTGCGCCTCGGCTCCAAGGCCATCGTCCCCGCGCTCGTCGGCACCGGCGGCGCAACCCGCGGGCAGGGGGCGGTCTACGTCGCGGATGGCGTGACCGACCAGGCCACCGGCGGCGGAACCAACCTCTTCTGCTGCCTCGGGCAGTTCATGCAGAGCGGCGTCGCCGGCGACTACGTCGGCCTCAACCTCGGCATGGCCGGCTTCAGCGTGAAGAGCTGATCCACCAGAGCGGCGCTGCCCCGACGCGGCGCCGCTCACCCCAGCAAACGAAGGCGCCACGGCCACGCGGTCGGTGGCCGAACTGACTCGTCCACTCACCGAGAGAACCCAACATGAACGCACCCCTGAATCCCTCCACGTTCGCCCAGATGCGCACCCCCGAGGGCGTGAAGTACGAGCGCTACGTCGCGAACCTGAAGGCCGCGATCAACTCGTCGGATCCGAAGGTCCGCGCGATGGTCGAGCGCGCCAACGCCGGGATCCTGGCGTGCAGGTCGACCCCCGGCCAGGTCCACATCGACTCGGCGATGTCGACGATGTCGCTGATGTACGCGAACGACGACTACATCGGCGAGCGGCTGATGCCCGTCGTGTACACGGGCGGAAAGCTCAGCGCGAAGTACTTCACGTACCCGAAGCGCGAGCGTTTCGCGTACCCGGACGACGCGGCAAGCGACCGCAGCAGCGTCAACGAGCTGAACGAGAGCCGCAGCTCGCAGAGCGTCAGCCTCGAAGGCCGCGCCCTGAAGGAATGGGTCGGGCAGGACACCCTGAACAACCAGGACGCGCCGCTGAACGAGCTCCTGGACGCCCAGCAGAATGTGGTCGAGGGCTTGGCCTTCAAGCGGGAGCTCCGCATCGCGGCCATCGTGGGCGCGGCGGGCTCCTACGGCTCGAACACCGGCAGCCCGACCGTTCTCTGGTCGGCAGGCGGCGACCCCCTCGGCGACATCGACACGGCGAAGGCTGCGACGTGGAACGGTCGCGGCCAGGGCAAGCGCATCGCGTTCATGTCGGTCAACGTGTGGAACGTGCTGAAGCGGCATCAGCAGGTGCTCGACACACTCAAGTACGGCGGCAGCCCCGAGGCGCCGGCGCAAGCGTCGCTCATGGCCTTCGCGAAGCTCATCGGCGTCGACGAGGTGCTCGTTTCCGAGTCCCGCAAGGACACGGCGAACGAGGGGCAGACCGCGAGCTACTCGCGCATCTGGCCGGACGTCTTCGGCATCGTGCGTGCCGCGGCTCCGAGCGTGCGAAACGCCGGCTTCGGCTTCACGTTCCGCGACGCACCGCTGCGCCAGACCATGTGGTTCGACCAAGCGCCGGGCGTCTCGGGCGGCTACTTCACCAAGGCCAGCTGCCACGAGAGCCACGACATCGTCGCGGCCGACACGAGCTACCTCCTGACCTCCGTCATCTGAGGTCGGGGCGAGCGGCGCCGGCGTTGCGGGACCCGGCGCCCGCTCTCACTTCAACTGGTCCCGCGCGGGAACGGACCATGCCCAACCACGACGACAAGATCCTTCGCCTCGTCGAGCTCGCGCGCGCGCACGGCGCCACCGAGGAAGAGGCGAACAAGTACCTGGACGAGCTCCAGGGACTCAGTCTCAAGCGCATCG